AAACTTTAAAAGCAAGAGTAGAAGATAGGAAAAATGATGGCAACAGCAGATGAATTAAGAAGATTAGGTTTAGGTTTAGGTGCTGACCCAAGATATACTCAGTTAAGAAGAATCTTTGGTCAACCTGCTAAACAACCAGAGACTGTTCAATCTACTGTAGCTCCTGCTTTAAGTTCTAGTCAGAGTCAAGAACCTTTTGAAACATATCTACAACAAAGAACTGGTAGAGATGGTGAAATATATTTTACACCAGAAACTACTAACCCTAATGCTCGTACTACTCAAATAATTTATAAACCAGAACAAGTATTTGGTCCTACTCAATTTTTTAAATTATTTAAAAATACTATTCAAAATTCTACTTTTGCAACACCTGATACAAAAGACCCTACAAATAAAAAATTAAGAGATGATATTGGTGGAGATAATATACCAGGTGGAGAAGAGGAAGTTATAGATTTTTCTAAACTAAGTGATAAAGAATTAGTAGCATCTAGTCTTGCAGCAAGAGGATTAAAAAATAGTAAATCAGCAAATTTTTTATTAAATATATTACAAAGAGGTGTAGGAACTTTATCTGAACGACAAATTAATAATGCATTAATTAATCGTCCACAAGATGTACAATTAGCAGCAAGAATATCTGAATTACGAAATGAAAAAGCTAGTCCTTTTAGTGTTGTTGATGCTATTAAAGGATTTTTTGGTAAAGGAGCTAGAGATATTGCTGAACAAAATTTACAAGAAGCTAATGATGTTTTAAGTTTAGAAGCAGGATTAGAAAATGTTTCTGCTAGAAGTGGTCCTACACAAGCACAACAACAAGAAAAAGAACAAGAAGGATTATTAGCAGCAGAACAATTTACTGGACCAAATACACAACAAATTGCAAATCAACAAAAACAACAAGAACAACAACAGCAACAACAACTTGCTAGACAAATAGGACAAGGGTCAGTAGATGATATCGATACATCAGTAGATGTTCCTACAGTAGATGGAACAGACCCTTCAGGTGCATTTGACCCTGGAAGTGGAAGCTTTGCTTTTGAAGAAGGTGGTAAAATACAACAGATGCAAGAAGGAGGAGAAGTTGCTGAAGCTCCAGCAGGAGAAGGCATGGAGATGGCAGGAGTAATTAATAATCCTAATGCTGCACCAGCAGGTGCTAATGCAGATGATGTACCAATGGATGTTCCAGAAGGTAGTTTTATTATTAATGCAGAAGCTGTACAAGAAGTTGGATTAAAAGATATTTATAAAGCAATGGATGAAGCTATTATTTTAATTTTAAAAACAGGATTAGGTCCACAACTTCCAGAACAATTTAGAAAAGAAGATAGAGAAACTGTTCCTATATTAGCTTCTAATGGTGAAGTTATGATACCACCGATTATTGCTAAAATGATTGGTGAAGAAACTTTAAATAAATGGAATAATAAAGGCAGAGCTATACAAGAAGCAAAAGCTGCTGAAGAAAAACAACGTGCAGAACAACAAGCACAACAACAACAACAAGCTCCTGTTATGGAAGCTCCAATGCAACAAGGAATGGCATAATGGACGATATACAAGTACCAGATAAATTAGCATGGCAACAAAATCGTAGACGTATTGCATACATCTCTATGTTTACAATGGTTGCTACAGTTATTGCATCATTTGTATTTCCAGATAGAGCAAAAGAAATACCAGCAATGGATGTCTTATTTATTTCTCTTGCTGCTATCATTGGTGCGTTCTTTGGTGCAGATGCAATGGTGTCTAAGAAAAAATGATTGGCGGTTTAATAGGTCCAATAGCAAACTTAGCTGGAACTTTTCTACAAGGTCGATTAGAAAGAGCTAAAGCTAACACAGAAGTAAAAGTAGCAGAAGCTAAAGCAAGAGCTACTGTTATGGAAAAACAAGCTACTGGTGAAATAGACTGGGATTTAGAAGCTATCAGAGGTGCAAGAAACTCATGGAAAGATGAGTGGTTAGTAATTTTATTTTCTATACCTCTTATACTAGCTTTCGTTCCTAACATGGAGTTAGTAGTATTAAATGGTTTTTCAGTATTAGAACAAATGCCTGAATGGTATCAATACTCTTTAGGTGTAATCGTAGCAAGTAGTTTTGGTGTAAGAGCCGCTACTAAATTTTTTAGGAGAAAATAAATGGGTAAAGGAACAGGAGCAAAACTAGTAAAAACAGAAACATTTAATGTAAGCCCTAGTTTTAAAAGTAATTTAGCAAAAGTTTTTGGTTTAGATGAAAAGAAAATACCTAATACTTTAGAGTTACCATCTACAAAAAAAATGCCAAAGAAAAAAGGTGGTACAGTTAAAGCTAAAAAAATGATGGGTGGTGGTAAAGCTATGCCTAAAAAGAAAATGATGGGTGGTGGTAAAGCTATGCCTAAAAAGAAAATGATGTATGGTGGAATGGCAAAAAAGAAAAAGTAATGCAATTAAAATCTTTAACACCAAAACAAATATTAATTAAACCACAACCAGCTAAACTTATTAAAGTTAAGGCAGGTCAAGATTGGTCTGTCTTAACAGATAAGATACGCAAAGGTAAACCTTTAACAACAAAAAAGATATGAACTACGATATATTATTAGAACAATTAAAAGACTTTGAAGGTTTAGAACTTAAAGCTTACCAATGTACTGCTGGTAAGACTACAATAGGTTTAGGACGTAACCTAGATGATTATGGTATCACCGAAGAAGAAGCATACTATCTTGCTAAAAATAATATTTATGAATTAGAAGATGAATTAGATAGGGCTATTTCTTGGTGGAGACAATTAGATGATGCAAGACAAAGAGCTTTAATTAACTTGGCGTACAATGTTGGTACGACAACTTTATTAAAGTTTAAGAAAACTCTTCAATACCTAGAAGATGGTTCTTATGAGGAAGCAGCAAAAGAAGTATTAGATAGTCGTTGGGCTGACCAAGTTGGCAGAAGGGCAATTTTTATTTCTAATGTTTTTCTCACAGGAGAAGAAGAGTAAAGTTCGGATACCTATTTATAGCCCCGAATAACCACACCAAGTAGGGATACCTAAAGATAACTTTAGCCCCCATAGGAGGTAATTATGACTGATGTCGAAACTAAAGAAGAAGTACAAGAGAACACCCCATATAAAGGGAAAGATAGAATAGCGGCTCTAGAACCTGATAAACCAGAAGAGCCAGAAAATCTCGAAATCGTTGACTCTTTGAAAGAAGATACTCAAGAGGGATTTTTACAAAAACAGAAAGAAGCTCAAGACCATGATTGGAAAAAACGGTATAGTGATTTAAAAAGTTACCATGACCGTAAAAACAATGAATGGACACAACAACAGGAACTTGCAGAAGCAAAGTTAAAATTAGCAGAGCAAAAAGCAAATCATCCAGATGTTCTTCCTAAGTCTCCAGAAGAGTTAGAAGAATTTAAAAAGGAATATCCTGATGTTTATAATGTTGTTGAAACTGTCGCTAAGTTACAAAGTACAGAACGGATGCGAGAAGTAGAAACAAGATTAGAAGAGCTTAAAAAATCTGAGCAAGAATCTAAAGTAAGGATTGCTGAAAAAGAACTTCTATCATTACATCCTGATTTCATAGATATCAAGGATTCCCCAGAGTTTCTATCTTGGCTAGATGACCAACCTGCAAGTATTGCAGATGGTATTAGAAAAAATAGAACAGATGCAAAATGGGCTTCTAGAGTATTAGACCTCTTTAAAATTGACAATAATATTAGTCAAAAAAAACGAGGAAGACCTAAAAAATCTGATGTAGAGTCTGCTGCTGAAGCTGTAACAAAAACCGAAAAGGTAACAGTTTCTCCAGAAGGTGAAGCAAAGATTTGGACTTCTGAGGAAATTGCCAAATTGAAGCCTCATCAATTCGAGAAGTTAGAATCCGAAATAGATAAGGCATCAAGAGAAGGCAGAATTAAATAAACTTTTAAGGAGAAAGTAAAATGGCTTACGCAAGTGCCGCTGGTTACGACAATCTCGCTAATGGGAATTTCGCACCAGCCATTTTCAGCCAAAAAGTCCTTAAATATTTCCGCAGGTCTTCGGTTGTAGAAGCAATTACTAACACCGACTATGCTGGGGAAATAGAAAATTTTGGGGACACCGTGAGAATAATTAAAGAACCTACAATAAGTGTTTCTAGTTATACTCGTGGTTCGGTTGTAAATACTCAAGACCTAACAGATGCCGAAATCACTTTAACAGTTGACCAAGGCAACTACTTTGCTTTTAAAGTAGATGACATTGAAGAAAGACACAGCCATGTGAATTTTGAAGCATTGGCTACATCTTCAGGTGCATATTCACTTAAAAAGCAATATGACTATAATGTACTAAGCAACATTAACTCAAATGCATCTACAGATACAACTAACTTAGGTGCTGCTGGTTCTGCTATTTCATGCAATACTGGTAATGAGTGTGCAAACTATCTTAGTACAGCAGCTCGTCTACTTGATGAAAATGATGTTCCAGAGGACGGAAGATGGTGTGTTGCACCTCCTCAGTTCTATGAAATTCTTCGTCAAGCAGATGCTAAATTGATGGACTCTAGTGTTACTGGTGAAAATATGTCTGCTCTTATGAATGGTGCTGTTACAGCAAGAAAAGTTCATGGGTTTACATTATACCAATCTAATGCTATTGCAGTTGGTTCAACTGGTTCTGATGCTAATGCTAATTTTGGACCTTCATCAACAAGTGGGGAAACTAATGTTCTCTTTGGTCATATGAGTGCAGTTGCTACTGCATCCCATATTGCTAAAACAGAAGTTATTAGAGACCCTGATAGCTTTGCTGATATTGTGCGTGGTTTACACGTTTTTGGACGTAAAGTTCTTCGTGGTTCTGGCACAGGATTTACTGGAGTTCTCTCTGGTGTTCCTGACCTTAACACTTAACCGTAGGGAGTAATATAT